GGCCCTTCTAGCCTTACTGTTAGGGCCCTTATCGCCCTTCATCCAGGAGTAGTCCTGCCCCTTGCGCTTACCTTCTGCGTATGCTCTTTTTAGAGACTCGCTTCTTTTGCGATTGCTTTCAGCAGAATGGATATTCGTTTTACCTTTTCGGTGAGACGGTTTGCCCTTTCTAGCAGCAGACATTTTCCTTTTAGTTTCTTCAGTATGACTGAAACCAGTGATTCCCTGTCCTCCTTTATCGCAGTTGTATCCCTCTTTGTATGTGTTGTATAGCTCGATATAATGCTGCTCTCTTTCGTCTAAAAGGTCAGTCTCTTCAAGTGTGACGATTTTGAAAGTGTCCCTTGAATACTTTCGCAGAGCGTGGTATAATGGAGTCTCTACTCCCTTCTTTGCCTGTTGAAAGTGTTGATACACTCTTTGCGAAAGGCGTTGTTTAGTCTGCCCTACATACTTCTTATGGTTGATAGTATTTTCAATCAGGTAGATGTATCCCATATTATTTAATCGGTTATTTTATTTATGTCGTTAAAGTTTTATACGAACATTCAATTGGTTGGAGACAATGTTCTCGTCCGTGGTTATGAAAATGGTAAGAGGGTTATGTTCAAAGATGAGTTCCAACCAACTCTCTTTGTTAACTCCAACCGAGAGTCAAAGTATAAAACACTAGAGGGAGAAAATTTAGAACCTATTATTCCAGGTTCTATTCGTGACTGTAGAGAGTTCTACAAGAAGTATGATGGTGTGGATAACTTCAAGATTTACGGTAATGACCGATATGCATTCCAATATATCTCTGAAAAGTATCCCGAAGATGAGATTAAATTTGACATTACAAAGATCAATCTAATTACGATTGATATTGAGGTTCAGGCAGAGAATGGATTCCCTGACCCAGACTCTTGTTCTGAAGAGATGTTGACTATCTCTGTTCAGGACTACACAACCAAACAGATTACAACCTGGGGTAGAAAGGCATATACTCCATCCCAGAGTAACGTAACTTATTACCACTATGAAAATGAGATTGGCATGCTCAACTCATTCATTGCATGGTGGAATCGAAACCCACCAGAGATTGTGACTGGATGGAATGTAAAACTGTATGATATTCCATACTTGTGTGGAAGAATCGATCGTATAATGGGACTCAAGAAGTTAAAACTTTTGTCTCCTTGGGGTATCGTAAGTCAAGAATCTGTCTTTATCAAAGGTAGAGAGTTCAATACATTTGATATTGCTGGAGTTACTACCCTAGATTACCTTGAACTTTATAAGAAGTTTACTTATAAGGCTCAGGAATCTTATAGACTTGACTACATTGCAGAGGTAGAACTTGGTCAGAAGAAACTTGACCACTCTGAGTTTGATACCTTCAAAGACTTCTATCGTGGTAACTGGAAGAAGTTTGTAGATTATAACATCGTTGACGTGGAACTTGTTGACCGTATGGAAGACAAGATGAAACTGATTGAGTTGGCATTGACCATGGCATATGATGCCAAGGTGAATTATGTTGATGTGATGTTCCAAGTTCGTATGTGGGATACCATCATCTATAACTATCTCAAGAAAAGAGACATTGTTGTACCTCCTAGAGATAGGAGTGAGAAGGAGAAGAGGTATGAAGGTGCATATGTAAAACAACCTATTCCTGGTGTCTATGACTGGGTGGTGTCGTTTGACTTGAACTCCCTGTACCCTCACCTAATGATGCAGTACAACATCTCACCAGAGACCCTGGTGGAGGAGAAACATCCCTCTGCAACCATTGATAGGATCTTGAATAAAGAGATTACCTTTGAGATGTATGATGATTATGCAGTGTGCGCAAACGGTGCAATGTTCCGTAAGGACATCAGAGGGTTCATGCCCGAGTTGATGGAGAAGATGTATGCAGAACGTAAGATTTACAAGAAGAAAATGCTCCAAGCCCAACAGGAGTATGAGAAGAAACCTACCAAACAATTAGAGAAGGATATTGCCAAATACAATAACTTCCAGATGGCTCGTAAGATTGCATTGAACTCTTGCTATGGTGCAATTGGTAATCAATACTTCCGTTTCTTCAAACTTGCTAATGCAGAAGCTATCACGCTTTCAGGACAAACATCTATTCGGTGGATTGAGAACAAGGTAAACGGGTATCTAAATAACCTATTACAAACTCAAGACACGGATTATGTCATTGCATCTGACACTGACTCAATCTATATTAACTTTGGACCTATTGTTGATAAATTTCTTTCTAGTAAGTCTGATAATAAGGTTGAGGTTGTGTCCATACTTAATAAGATCTGCGAAGAGAAGTTGGAACCTTTTATTGAGGAGTCTTACCAGGAACTTGCGACGTATGTAAATGCATATGACCAGAAGATGCAGATGAAACGGGAGAACATTGCAGACCGTGGAATATGGACAGCAAAGAAGAGATACATTCTCAACGTGTGGGATAGTGAAGGTGTAAGATACTCAGAACCTAAACTGAAGATTATGGGTATTGAGGCAGTCAAGTCATCAACACCTGCACCATGTAGGAAGATGATTAAGGATGCTCTTAAGTTGATGATGAATGGGACTGAAGATGAAGTAATTAACTTTATCGAAGACTCTCGAAAAAAGTTTAATAAGATGCGACCAGAAGACATTGCATTCCCTCGTTCAGTATCTGATGTAAAGAAACATAAGAGTCATTCAACTATCTACGGTAAGGGTTCTCCCATTCATGTTCGTGGAGCACTTCTATATAATCATTACATTAAAGAGTGTGGATTGACCAACAAGTATTCTTATATCAACAATGGTGAAAAGATTAAATTTATCTATCTCAAGACACCAAATATTATTAGAGAGAATGTAATCTCGTTCATTTCAGATTTCCCTAGTGAGATTGGTCTTGACAAATACATTGACTATGACCTACAATTCAGCAAAGCCTTCTTAGAGCCACTCAAGACTATTCTTGATGCGATTGGATGGTCTACAGAAAAGAAAATTAATTTGGAGGATTTTTTTGTATAATGGAACTGCATATTAACGAAAATGATAAATAATAATATCTGTTGAACCCGCAATCTCTACAGATAAGATTAGGTGCTCTTATGGGCACCTTTTCTATTATAAACTCTTATAAATAATAATGCGGGTTTAATAGAATAGAAATGAATTATCTAAAGGTTTATTGTAATCTTATTAGGAAAGCGGAGAATAGAACTCCACCTGAAGGATATACAGAAAAACATCACATATTTCCTAAAAGTATTTTTGGAAACAATAATAGGATTGTAGTTCTTACTGCAAGAGAGCATTATATTACTCACGCTTTATTGGAGAGGGTTTGTATAAAGAGATATGGATTAAAAGACCAGAGAACTATTAAAATGATTCATGCACATACTTTAATGAAATCAAAGGGTAAATATTACAATTCATATCTTTATAATTTAGCAGTAATAAGAAAAAGTGAAATAATGAAAGGTAAAAAACCATATGTTATGACTGAGGAAACTAAAAATAAAATGAGTCAATATGCTAAAAATAGAAGTGAAGAGCATAAGAAAAAACTGAGCGAAGCATTAAAGGGTAAAATACCTCATAATTATGGAAAATCACATTCGGAAGAAACTAAAAGAAAAATAGGTCAAAAAAATAAAGGTAGAAAGGTATCAGAAGAAACACGAAAAAAATTAAGTGAATGTAGAAAAGGAAAAAATCATTTTTTATATGGAAAGAAAAGAGATATTGAAGTCATCAATAAAATAGTAAAGAAAAAAAGTAAAGATTTTTCTATTATAAATCCAGAAGGTCAAATGATTAGTGGAAAAAATATAGCAAAATTTTGTAGAGAAAATGATTTAGATAAAGCAACTGTGTGTAATATGCTTAATTATAAAAGAGGAATAAAATCACATAAAGGATATTGTGCTATTCCTCAAAATATTTGACGGCGCTCAATTTTTGTAGTATAATTTCTTGTACCGGAACCAATTGCTTTAGATGACAGAGAACCACAACACACCAACTTGGATGGAGAAAGAAAATGACTAATTCTAAATTAAGTTTTTTACAAGATTTACAAGACATAGTAAAAGAGATTGGTGATGAGTACACACAACTTGCCTCAGACATCGACGAAACTGAAACCTACGTTGATACTGGTTCGTTCATCTTTAATGCTCTTGTATCTGGGTCTATCCGTGGTGGTGTTTCTGGGAATAAAATCACTGCAATTGCTGGGGAAAGTTCTACTGGAAAGACTTTTTTCTCACTCGCAGTGGTCAAGAACTTCTTGGATACTAATCCCGATGCATATTGCCTTTATTTTGATACTGAGGCAGCTATCACTAAGTCACTCTTAGAGAGTCGTGAAATCGACCTTAATCGTCTTGTCGTTGTTAATGTGGTGACTATCGAAGAGTTCCGTAGTAAGGCACTCAGGGCAGTTGATATGTATCAGAAAAAACCTGAAGAAGAACGTAAACCTTGTATGTTTGTGTTAGACTCTTTAGGTAATCTTTCAACTAATAAGGAGATTGAAGATACTCTGGCAGAAAAAACTACTAGAGATATGACAAAAGCACAATTAATCAAAGGTGCTTTTAGAATGTTGACTCTTAAAATGGGACAAGCAAAGATACCTTTCATTGTAACTAATCATGTTTACGACTCAATGTCTTTATATGAAGCAAAGAAAATGGGTGGAGGATCGGGATTATTTTACGCATCTTCTTCAGTTATTTTTCTTTCGAAGTCAAAAGAAAAAGATGGAACATCAGTTGTTGGAAACCTTATTAAGGCAAAAACTATCAAGTCACGTTTAAGTAAGGAAAACAAGGATGTCACTATTCGTTTATTTTATGATCATAGGGGTCTTGATCGGTACTATGGTCTACTTGAGTTAGGAGAGCTTGGTGGACTATGGAAGAATGTTGCCGGACGGTATGAGATGGACGGTAAGAAAGTCTATGCCAAGGTGATCCTGAAAGACCCAGAAACATACTTCACCCCAGAGGTGATGGAACAATTAGATCAAATCGCACGGAAAGAGTTTAGTTATGGAGAAGGTTGAATTTCTTGTACTCAAGAATCTATTACATAATGAAGACTTCTTAAGAAAATGTATTCCCTTTATCAAACCAGATTACTTCCAAGATACTAATCAGAAGATTGTATTTGAGGAGATAACTGACTTTGTAAATCAGTATAATGATGTTCCAACTCAAGAGATTCTTTCTATTGAGATTGAGAAGAGAAGTGATATCAATGAGTCTAACTTCAAGGAAGTTACTCACCTCATTAGTTGTCTAGAAAACGAACCAACCGACCATGATTGGTTGTTAAATACTACTGAAAAGTGGTGTAGAGAAAGAGCCATCTATTTGGCTTTGATGGAATCAATTCAGATTGCAGACGGTCAGGATAATAATAAAGCTCCCGATGCAATTCCATCTATTCTTTCTGATGCACTTTCTGTAAGTTTTGATAATCATGTTGGTCATGATTATCTTCTAGACTACGAAGAGAGGTATGAGTCTTACCACAGAAAAGAGAATCGAATTCCATTCGACCTGGACTTCTTTAACAAGATTACAAAAGGTGGTCTTCCTAATAAGACACTCAACATCGCACTTGCTGGGTGTGTTCATCCAGAAACCAAAGTTAAAATTAGATTTAGGAAGTTAGAAATATAAATAACCTTATGGTGTAAAAAAAAAGATGGACACACAAAATTTTCGTAGTCTTCAAGAAGCATATATGGAAGTTGTTGAAAATCAGCAACTTGATGAAGATAATCGCCCTATTTACAAAAGAGGTGGTGATCAAAGAAGAACTCAAACTCCAAGACAAATTGGGGTAAGAAATGCACCTCATAACATTCCAAGGGGGGGAACTACTTTTAATCGTGACAGAGACCCAGGAGGAAAAAGATTATTTGCTGGTGAGCAAGATAGAGGAAAGGGTAGTAAAGCAGCAAGAAGAGCAGCAGCACTTAAACCAAAAGGGAAAAGTTTTTCAAATCGATTGAAAAGAAAGGATGGACAAGGTATTCAAGATAGTTATGATTACTACGACATCATTCTCTCACACCTTCTTGATGAAGGATATGCTGAAACACCAGAAGCAGCAGAGGCTATTATGGTGAATATGAGTGAAGAGTGGAGAGATACTATTATTGGTTGATAGAGTTATTTTTTAACTTTGGAATTTGGTGCTGGTTCTCCAGTTCCGAATTTCCATCCTTCATTTAGTTTAGTATCAACATCTTCTGGTAGTATTCTCTTCCATCCTTTTGTTCCTGGTAAGTGCATTACCTTCTTACCTTTGTGTGCTTTTCCTCCAAGAGATGCTCTTTCTTTTCTTCCTTGATTGGATGCCCAGTAATTAAATTCTTTGGATGCTCTTTGCTTTCCTCCAAGAGATGCCCTTTCTTTTCTTCCTTCTTCTGTGCTCCAATAATAAAAATTTTTAACTTTATCGTTTAGATATTCTTGTTTTTGAGTTTCTATTCCTCTAATCATCCATTCTTTTCTTTCTTCTATTGGTATTGAAAGGAAACCAATCTTATTATCCCTACAAAATTCCCCAATTATTTTTCTATGTTTTGGTGATAAGTTTGCTCCCAACATTTTCATAGACCTTAAATCATTTGGATTTTTATGAATTTTCCAAAGTAAATAATGTGCTATGGTATGTTCTCTAACACTTAAGTATGTAAGGTTGCAATCATCATCTGTTCCTCCCATATGTTTAGGAACAATATGATGTTCGTGTAATCCTGAATATTTTTTGTAATCTTCTCTTCTTGACTTACTACCTTTACATAGGTTAGAATAGATACGATCAAACATTTTCCCTGTCCCTGCTGTTATTTATATAAAATGTGGATTGAAAAAGAAACAACAATTGCTGAAATTAAAACATTACTTGATAATGGATATGAGATAGAAGTTGATTCTCCTGATGGATATGTTCCAGTTAATTTCTTTATCAACAAAGGAACGTATGATGAATATGTTTTAAATGTTGATGGTGGAGATCCTGTAAGATGTAATGCTGATCATTTATTTGAAACATCTTTTGGGTGGATGAAAGCATCACAACTTTATGAAAAATATCAAATAAATCATTTTTTAACGAAGAATGGTTATAAACTTGGTAGTGTATCTAAGACGGGAAAACAAATACCCATTGTTGATATTAATGTAAATCATCCAAATCATAGGTATTATACTAATAAAGTTTCTTCTCATAACACTGGTGTCGGTAAGTCTTTGTTTATGTGTCATATGGCTTCTTCTGTTCTTCTTACTGGTAAGAACGTATTGTATATTACTATGGAGATGGCTGAAGAGAAGATTGCGGAAAGGATTGATGCCAATCTTTTGAATGTAAATATTCAAGACATAGGTGAACTTCCTAAACAGACTTTTGAGACGAAGGTAACAAACCTCGCACAAAAGACTCAAGGAACACTTATCATCAAAGAATACCCAACCGCAAGTGCACATAGTGGACACTTTACCGCACTTCTTAATGAACTTGCACTTAAGAAGTCATTTAGACCTGACATTATTTTTATTGATTACCTCAATATTTGTGCTTCCTCTAGGTATAGGGGAGGTAGCAATGTTAATTCATATACAGTTATTAAAAGTATTGCTGAAGAACTTAGAGGATTGGCTTGTGAAGCAAACGTCCCTATCGTATCTGCCACGCAGACCACTCGTTCTGGTTATGGTAGCTCTGATGTCGAGCTTACTGATACTTCTGAGTCCTTTGGTCTCCCTGCTACTGCTGATCTTATGTTTGCCCTTATTAGTACTGAAGAGCTCGAATCCTTGGGACAGATACTTGTAAAACAATTGAAGAACAGATACAATGATGGTAACGTCTACAAGAGATTTGTGATTGGTATTGACCGCGCTAAGATGAGACTATACGACTGTGAACAGACCGCACAGGATGATATTCTTGACAATAAGAAGGATGAGGAGTATACTTATGATGATAAACCCAAAAAGACATTTGAAGGGTTCAAGTTTTAATGAAACTACGACAACAAGAAACTACTAAAACTATGACTATCGATCCTACCAAATATGTTGACTTCGTTCGTCAAACGACAAGTCAACCAAGTCTTGATTGGCCTACTCTTTCAAAACGACTTACAGAACTTGAAGTCAAAGATGATTGTAATGTCACTCAATTGATGACAGCAGCATTTGGTTTGACTGCTGAGGCTGGTGAGTTTGCTGAAGTTGTAAAGAAGATGTTCCTTCAAGGTAAACCATATACCGAAGAGAACGTCTTTCATATGAAACGTGAGATGGGTGACATTATGTGGTACATGGCACAAGCATGTATGGCACTTGACACTGACTTCGATGAAATTCTTTCAATGAATGTAGAGAAACTCAGTGCTCGATATCCAGAAGGAACATTTGATGTTCAGTATTCCGAAAACCGTAAAGAAGGAGATGTATGATTACACTTGAACTAAATTTACAACAAGCAGCAGTCGTTCGTCAGGCTCTGTTTGTAGAACAGAAGGGTTACACACTTGACCCTACTTGTACCCCAGCACGTATTGTTGACGTTCGTAATGTCATTGCAACACTTGACAAACATATCGATGACATGCTAGAATATGATACTAGTGGGAAGTAGTTTATGACATACGATTTTTCTTTTGCACATTCTCCTGAAGGATTTGATAATCATATCAACGATAGTATCAGAGGTTATTCAAACCTTCTAGAGGACACTGTATCGTTCTCTCGATACTTTGTAGAAGACCATACTAAAGTCGTTGATGTTGGGTGTTCAACTGGTAAACTTACCAAGATGATTATTGGTAACAACCCTAATCGTCAGTATGCACATTATGTGGGTGTAGAACTTGCTGGTAGTTTCTATGATGACCTTGAAGAACGTCATATTGAAGTTCGTAAAGAATACCCTAGTGCAATGTTAGATTGGGTCCGTGGTAATGTTACTAACTATGAGTTCAAGAACTGTTCTCTAGTGACATCACTATTCACTCTACAGTTCATGCCTAAGACTACCAGACAAGATACTATCAATAAGATATACAATGGTCTCAATGAAGGTGGTGCATTTATCTTTGCAGAGAAGTTGATGTGTGAGAATGCATTCTTCCAAGAACTTCTTACATTCAATCATTATGACTACAAGAGAAAGACTTTCTCTGCTGAACAAATCATGGATAAGGAGAAACAACTTCGTGATATGTTGAAACCTAATACATGGTCTGAGTTGAGAGATATGGTAATGATTGCAGGGTTCAAAGACTGTCAGATCTTCTGGAGAAACCATCAGTTTGTTGGAGTAATTGCAATTAAATAAACTGACACAGGGGCCTTGACAGGTCCCTTTTTTAGGGTTATAATATATTCATGGAAATTAAAGGACTCGCTTGATAGATAAAATCCTGGTAAATATTATCCGGGATCAAGTTCCCACAGATACTGTGGGGATTTTGTTGTCTGGAGGTGTAGATAGTTTGAGTTTGGGTTTTGCTGCCCATCGTCTCAGCAAAAAGGTCACCGCATATACTTTCCATCTGGAAGGTGATAAGTCTTATGATGCTCACAAGGCTGAAGAAGTTAGTAATGAGTTTGGTTGGGACTGTAATACTATTGTTGTTCCTAAAAATAATCTTGTAGATGACTTTAAACGTCTGGTCAAAGACTATGACTGTAGGAAGAAGACACACTTTGAGTGTACATTTCCCTTCCTATATGTTTTTCCTTACATCAAGGAGTCATATCTCTTAAGTGGTATTGGTGCTGATGGTTACTATGGAGTCAGTAAGAAAGCAATATTACATTTTAAAGAACCGAAAGAATTGTTCGATCAATTTCGACGTAATTACTTTATGCCACATAATGTGACAGGATTTCGTCAGATTGAACAACTAGCAAATAATAAAAATATTAAACTAGTCCACCCATACATCTATCATAATGAAGTGAGGGAATACTTCTTTCAATATGATTGGTTTCAACTCAATCAACCAAAACAAAAACAGGTTGTCAGAGATGCTTTCAAAGAAGAATTTGATAGAGTTACTAATGTGAAAGATCATATTAATCTTCAATTAGGTTCTAACATTGATCACTTATTCGAAACGCTGTTGGATAATAAAATGCTAAATAATCGTGGTAGGAAGAGGGTCATGGATTTGGCTTCTGACTACGCATCAACTGGAGAAGGAGTCCTACCAATATGAAACTACCATATAAGTTACAAGATGTTTATGACGGTGAGGCACAATCAAAGTTCACTGTCATCTCTACCTTTGCTGGTGGGGGTGGTTCCTCTACAGGATACCGTCTTGCAGGTGGTAAAATCCTGTGTATCAATGAGTTTGTAGAGGAAGCAAGAAGGACTTATTCTGCAAATTATCCATCAACTCACATTGTTCCTAATGACATTAAGGAATTGGTGGGTGGTGACTTTCTCAAGATCACTGGTCTGAAGCCCGGTGAACTAGACATTCTTGATGGGTCACCACCCTGTTCAGCATTCTCCGTAGCCGGGTCTATGTGCCGTGGAGAAGGGTCTAAACACTCTGATGGTTGGGGTAAGACCAAGAACTACTCTGATGGTAAGAAAGTTGAGAACATCGAAGATTTATTCTTTGAATATATCCGTGTTGCCAAATCAATCCAACCCAAGGTTATTGTTGCTGAGAATGTCAAGGGGTTGACAATTGGTGAAGCAAAGACTTATTATGCTAAGATTACTAATGCATTTGAGGAGATTGGTTATCTTGTTACATCAAAAGTAATGAGGGCATCTTTTCATGGTGTTGGTCAAGGTAGAGAACGACTAATCTTTATTGCAGTTCGTAATGATATTGCAGATAAGATTGGTCTAAATGTTCTTACTGTATCTACGTTGTTTCCTCCCACTTCACCCAAAGAAACTGTCATCTCTGACATTATCGATGGCGTAGAGAATGACCCTGAGGATGTAAATAGACTGACTGAACACATGTTGAACAGTAGTGTCTATCAAAGTGTGGTTAAGAAGATGCCAAAGAATCCTAAAAAGATTCTATCTGGCATGGACTACCATGAGAAAGGTCATTGTTTTAATACCAAGAGGGCATCATTTTTCAAAGCAGCACCAACACTTACTGCTAGTGGTGGATTGATTCACTGGAATGAGGATAGAAGTTTTACAATTCAAGAACTCAAAAGACTTCAATCACTTCCTGATGATTTTATTTTGACTGGTACTCATTCACAACAATCTGAAAGGGTTGGTAGAATGGTTCCTCCACTAATGATGAAGGCCATCGCAGAAAACATTTACAAAGAAGTATTATCAAAACTATGAAACTACTAACACTTGAAG